TCATAACCTGAAGGTCGTAGGTTCAAATCCTACTCCCGCAACCAAGCCTATCGAACTTTTGTTCGCAAAGCCGCCCTTCGGGGCGGCTTTTGCATATGTCATTGGAAACTTTGTCAAATCTCCCTCGATGCCCAGAAGGTGCCTGCCTTCCTCCACTTCCTCGACACTGATGGTTTCGACCAGAACTCGCAAAATATCGCGCGCATGGATGACCAATTCGGGTTCTGCGAGAATCGTTTCCAGCTTTCTGACATGCTCTGCGTAGACCTCTTCTAGGTCTGTTGGCAGCATCGGCCGGGCGTCTTCGATCTGCCGCTGTTGGGCCTGCAACTTGAGCTTCCGCGCTTCAGCTTTCGACAAGGCTTCAATAAGGGCAGGGCTGTTCACGCCGGCCAGGATCGCATCGGTTCCGTTACGGATTTCAGTCTCCACTGCGCGGAGCTGCCGGGTGACCGAAGCGCGATCGTCCTTGAGCGACTGCGTCGCATCAGCAAGTGCCCTCGCATACTCTTCACGGAAGCGCGTGAACGCACCGGAGCCGAGCAGTGCGCGCTTCACACCGCCCAAGACTGCCTGTTCTGCCTCGTCCTTCAAGAGCCCTGTCATGCCGGTGCATTGGCTGGGCCCCTGTTCTTTTGCCGTTTTGCAGTAGTAGCGTTTGTGCACGGTGCCAGCGATCGTTAGCGGCCCACCGCATTTGGCGCAGCGCAGGAAGCCGGAGAGAAGAAACTTGGGGCGGGGACCGACCCCGCCGCTATTGGAGCCCCGCCGGGGTTTGACCTGAAAGCTGTCCTGGCGCGCCTTGACCTGTGCCCAGAGGTCATCGTCGATGATCCTCAAGTCCGGAACCTCCACGCGAACCCATTCTTCCTCAGGCCGCAGGCGGGAAACGCGCTTTTGTGTTTGGGGGTGCCGACGATACTCGAGGCGATCCCAGACCCTGACGCCGATATAGAGTTCGTTGTTCAAGATGCCGGTGCCGCGCTTGCGATTGCCAAAGACAGTGTTCTGGCGCCAAGCTCTTCCGCTCGGGCTTGGGATTCCGTCCTGGTTCAACTGGTCGACGATCTTCTTGGGCGATATCCCCTCTGCAAACTCTGTCAGGATGCGGCGGACGATTTGCGCCTCGCCCTCATCGATGACCAGCGCACCCTTGATCTTGTCGCCTCGTTCGTCTCTGGGGATGACATAGCCGTAAGAGCGGCCGCCGGCGCTTTTCCCTGCGGCCACGTTGCCCGCAAGACCGCGGTGGGCCTGTAGGGCGATGGATTTCAACAAGGCGCCACTCATCAGAGACTTCAGTCCCATGTCTAATGCGTTCGCCTCGCCATCAATGATCGTCATGATCTTGACGTCATGAAAGGCGCAGAGCTTCTCTAGCTGAGCGCTGTGCTCACCGTCGCGGGTCAGGCGCTCGATGTTCTCGGCCACCACGATCTCGACCATCCCGCCTTCGATCCCGCGCAGTAGTTCCTGATAACCGGGCCGGTGATCGCTATACCCCGTGAGCTCCGCGTCGGTCAGGATGCGTTCGATGTGCCAGCCGTGCCGATCGGCGAACCGCTGACATTCTGAAATTTGGTCATCGAGGGACTTCTGGGTCTGTTTGTTGGTGGAATAGCGCGCATAGACCCATGCGCGAAGGGTAGGTGAGGTGGCTTTGGTGGGCATAGAAAGGGTCCTTGCGTCGGAAAAAGGCAAACGGACAGCATGCGGCGAAATGGATGGCATGCATCCCGCCGGTGCGGCAAGCTAAAGTTCTGGCTGGGTCGGGGTTAGATTTTTGGCGCAGGCTGCGTGGTAATCATTACTGGTGGGTGCAACGTGCCGATGATGGAGAGACGCACCGCGCCGCCTTCTTGAAGCATCGCCAGTTCCTTGGGGGTGGGTTCCCAAACGCTGGTCATATGCGGGGTGCCATCGATCACTTCATCGAGGATGGCGAGTGCGTAGTATTCATCTTGTGCCTCGGCCAGTACGCGCGTGGCATTGGTTATTCTCAAGGGCTGCATAGGGGGCTCCGGTGAGTGATGGATTACGGGCCAAGGACAATCGCAAAGCAGTCGTCGGCGGTCTGAATTTGGGAAAGCGCGCCTTTGTCGAATAGACGATTCAAGGTGTCGGACTTGGCCCGATCATCAGTCCACTTGTTCAGGCCGGGATCGTCTGCATCGACCGCGCCACCCTGTAGGGCGACATAGGCGACACACATGCATTCGGTAGCGTCGTAATACTTCACGGGCTTTCCTTTCGTTGGGGCTGATTGGAGCCCTGTTTCAGTTCGGTAATCCGTTGTCGCAACTCGCTATTTCGGACCGAGATGCGAACGTTTTGTTCGCGCACGCTTTGAGCGGATTGTAGGCAGGCTTCGGCGCGTCGTTGCGCCTCCTCTTTTTCAAATATCGCTTGCTCCAGATCAGACCCCTTTATTTCGCATGTGCATCCGTCTGGATCATTGATCGCGCCGTAGCACTCAGGGATATGCACCCACATCCCGGTTTCAGGGTCTTTGACATGATGGCAAGCCATGTCGGCCTCCGGGGGTGGTTAGAAATGAGTTCGCGCTAATGTGACTTTGGGTTGCGATGCGGATATCTACTTCTTGAAGATCGCTGCGATCCCTATGCCCACTATGACCGCGGTTACCCCGGCTGCCGTCAATTCTGCCAGGGTCGCACTTCCACGGTCATACAGAACAAACCGACTCGTCAAATATCCGAAGGCAAACATTCCACCTAACTCCCAACTCATATTCCGCTCCCTATCAAACGACGACCAGCCAGGGGCCGAACTGAACCCAGAAGCCGCCAAGTGTTTTGCTGACACCCATTCCGATGGCCAAAGGTTCTGGTGACTTGAAAATTCTCATTGCCGGGCTTCTTTCGCTTGTTCACCCGATCTTACTGATGCGCTGACGCTCCGCGTCGCCCACCACCTCATGAGATTCATCGACAGATGTCATCTCGCGAGAGATGTGCCGCGCGAGGAGAACGATCATGCCCTCAAGCGCAATGTCGCAGGCCGTTGGGGCGGTGTTGGCAGTGGCTGTATCGGCGGCCTTTTGTTGCCGATTGGTTCTCGGTGTTGGGCGTGTGGGAATGATCTGTTTCATACCAATGCCCTCAAAGCCAGTGCCGTCAGAGCGATCAGCGCGAGGCCTATCGCTAGAGTTGGGGTCGCAATACAAAGCAGCCTGTCAAGAAGCGGCATTACGTTTCCTCCTGTCCGATCGGCGGTTGCACTTGTTCCGCAGCGGCTGCGGCGAACGCGCCAGTGCCACTGCATGGGTCTATGATGGCGTTGGTGTGGGCTATGCCTTGGCCAGCCACCGCCATTTCGATCATTTCCCGCGAGGTGCTCACTGGGCGGATCAACTGCTCGAACCCTGCGCGTAGGTGTCTGGTAGTCACGCTGCCTCTCCCTTCATCGTTTCGGGTATCCAGCTGTCGATCGCGGCAACCTCGGCGCGGCTTAGCCCCAAGGCCTCCTGCGTGCTGGCGTCGTTAAACAGCTTCTCGAGTTCTTTGCGCTTTTCGCTGACCTTCAGCTTGGCGAAGCGTTCCATCTGATCCTCGCGCTCTTCGGTCACCACCAACTCGCGCCAGATGCTATCCAGCATCTCGGATCGGCAGGCGTTGAACAGGCTCTCTGCTGTCGGCGTCCAGATGTTGCGTGGACTGACATCCAGCCGGCGGAGTAGGGCGCGGTTGCAAGGGCTTGCGAAGGGGGCGTTCATGGTCCGGGCGAGCAGGGTGGTCAGAACCTGATTGCGATGCTTCTTGCCCTTCGCGATGAACGCATCGAAGGCCGCGTCGAAGTCTTCCAGAAACGGTGTCACGGGTTCGTCGTCTTCGCCGGTCACGCGCTTGTCGACGGTGATGCTGTTGGCGGCTTCGGGCAGGCTCAACTGCTCCTCGGCGCGGATGTTGAACGGGCCTGAGAAACTCGGCATCTCGGCCCAAAGCTGGAAGGCCAGTAGATCGAGGGCCAGTTCTGGCTGAGTAATCATCCGTGCTTGCAGGGCGAGCCGCTCAATACGGCGCAAGTCCTCGATCCCGGCTTGGGTGATCGGTGGCTTTGGAGCGATCTTCTCGACCTCATCGCCCTCAGCGCCGGAATTTGAGCCGGCGTGCTGTTGAGCGGGCAGGTAGGCGGAGCTGACCTCTAGATTTCCGTCGCGGTCCACCAGTACGAAGACGGTGGCAGCCTCTCGCTCTTCATCTTTGTAATCGCCAAGCATTCTTTGTTCGAGCGCGTCAAACTCTGCCTTCTCGGCGTCGGTGAAGGTCTGCGTTTCGCCGAGTTCGCAAAGCTCTGCATGTCGGATGGCATCCGCTTCGGGCAAGTCGATGGCCTGACGGTAACTCCGCGTCATGCCTTCGGTGTGCTGGTAGCCAACCCACGATTCAAAAACAGGGATGACCCGGGCGAAACCCTCGCTTGCTTGCAGGTCCTCGGCCGCTTTGATCAGCTTTGCCTCAAACAACTGATGGACCAGCTCCGCGTTGTGCAGTCGGGATTGATCGCTGAACAGGTCTTCGTCGAGCGTGCCGCCCTCGGCTCGGTAGAGGTCCAGACCAATAAACTGCACGCGGCGATCCGATGAAGGCACATTGCCTTCCATCAACTGATGACGCAGCCGGTCAGCGGAATAGCGATGCTCTGTTGCCAGCTTCAAAGCCTGTGCCTCGCGCTCTGCGCCGCCGGTCACGGTGAGCACCTGAGCGATGTCGAGAGTGATGTCTCCGGATCGTAGGGCATCCAATGTGGAAGCCGACAAGCCAGCCAGCTTCAGGCGGCGCTGAACGTGGGCCCGGGTCTGGCCGAATGCCGCTGCGATTTGATCGGCGGCGCTGCCATGATCAGCCATGGCGGCATAGGCGCGGATTTCATCTGCGGGATGCAGCGGGCGCTGCGTGGCACCCTCTGACCCTGCCCAGCTGCGTGCCAGTGCGGAGTCGGTGGTCACGTTCACCGGGATCGCGTCGAAGTCGATGTCTGCGCTGTCAGCAAAATCGCTGCCCTGAGCGCGCAGGTGTTCCAGTGCCCGTAGCCGCCGGCCGCCAGCGACAATGCCCAGCTTCCCGTCCTCGTCCAGCGCGTTGAGGTTCTGCATCAGGCCGTTGATGGACAGCGATTTCGCGAGCGCAGCGATGTCTTCGGGATCGTGAACTTGACGCGGATTGAAGGCGTGCAGCGAGAGGTCATCAAGCGGCACGGTGCGGGTGGTCGACATGGGGGATCGGTCGGTCATAGGGGCTCCGATTATTGGGGGGTTTTGGTCCAGCGCACATACAGAGTGAGCCCGAATAGGGTCAGTCGCTCTACGCGGTAGGTGCAGCCAAAGCCCGGTACTGTTTCAGTGGTCCATTTCATGCTCTCGCCCTCAGCAAGCGCCGCAGTAGAGCGCGAGGTTCGGCGTGATTTGGATTTGGGCGATCGCGGTGCTCGCGGCGGTCGCAATGCTGGCAATCAGTGAAGCGAGCAGCAGGGCAAACAGAATGACGCCGAGATAGGCAGGCCACCGGCGCGACTGAACGCAGCGCGAGGGCTCATGCAGCCACGGTCCGCTGCCTTCCATTGCCCGTAGCCTTGCAAGGGTATCGGTATGCTGATCTTGCTGCCGCTGTTCATCGCGCTGGACTGCCATCATTTCCTCCAATGCTTTGGTAAGGTCGGGGCGACTGCGGCTGAGCGGGGCGCTCATGCCGCTGTCTTCTCGAGGGTGTCGCGCAGTGTCTGTGCGCGGTGAGCGTCATCGCCGTTCCGATCCAGCAATAGGATCGTGTCGCAGGCGGCGATCACGGCGGCATCGGAATAGTGGCAGCAATCCGCGATAATGCCGCGGGCGTGGGCGAGGTCGGCTTCATCCTTGGTCATCATGGGAACAATCCCTTCTGCGTGTTGTCGCCGGGGCGGATGATCGCAACACTCTCGAGCACGAGGTGCGGCGCGCCGGTGCTTTCAGCCAGTTGGCTGGCGGCATGCTCGGCATCGTTAAAGGTGCTGTAGCGCTGGCGCGGCTCGGTCTTGGCGCCGGGGCCGGCGGGCTTCCGGCAAATCATCCAGAAGCGCGCGAACTGGGGAAGCTCGGACATCACGCCACCTCTTCTGGCGACGCGGCAATCGCAGCCGTGCAGAGCGCAGTAGCTGGCGCTTTGGGGCAGGTGGCCTGCAAAACCACGGTGATCTCGCCGGGATAGCTTTGGTGGATCACGGCATGACACAGCTTTCGGTCACAGCGGTGCAGGCTGCGCCATTTCGCAATATGGAAGCTGCCATGCATCAGGCCGATCGGCTTATTCCGGTGGGGCGTACCGATGCTGAACCCAGCATCCTTCGCTGCGGCGATAGCGCTGTCGAGGTCAGGAAATGTGAGCTTCATGCCGCATCCCCGCCGGTGGTCTGAACCACGTGGTGACGAATGCGGGCGAGGATACGTGGGCTGCGACTGTCGAAGTCTGCCAATACCGGATTGGACGGTTTGGCTTCGACAATATGCGCAGGCGGGCCGAGGCGATCGAGGTCTACGCGCTTGCCGCGCTCGGCCATGAGGATGTCCCATGCGCAGGCAAGGATGGCGGGTCGCGTGTGAAAGTGTTCGGGGTTCGTGACGACCGCGTGAGCGGTTTCGGTGCTGCGGGTTTGCATTTTCCATCTCCATTACCGGGGTGGTAAGGAAATGAGTAGTACACCAAATATGTACGGTCAATGTTAAAAGTACACGACATATGAACTTAGAGCTTTCGCGCTCTGAGTCGTGATGCTAAACGAGACTCGCCATTTCAGCAGCAGAAACAGAAGAGCCCGCACTGGGGCGGGCTGCCGGAGAGCTACATATCGATAGATCGTTCGGTGCTAGTCTCCCAAAATTTGCACTTGGGCCCAATCCTAAACCTCGGCCATTAAAGCGATCGGAAGGCTGATCGTGCCAGCCGTCCGATTTTGGGTTTGTTGAATATGCACTAAGCCCAGCCCGCGATTCTATAGGTGATTAGATGGGCGATGCTGTATCTCGTACCTGTCTCAGTGATGCCTGCGGAGCCTGTCACGGAAGCCGCTATCTCAAGACAGCAAGGGTTTTTCGCATGCCTATTCTTGCTGAGTTAAAAAGTTTCCGACCCTCGTATTGACCGTCGAGTAGGCGTGCGGATAGCGTGAACGGATAGAGAACGCGGGGTAATTTTATGTGGTCTGGATTAATGTATTGGGCGGGTGCCAAGCTCCGACGCATCGGTGTGGACCTCAACTTTGCACTCGATCCGTTTCACTTTCTAAAGACAAAAGTGCTTGAAATAGTTGATCCTGGACGTCGCCGGGGAGCTGGGCGAAGTCGCCGTTGATCATGAAGTTGAGGTCGATACGATATTCCCTGTGCAGAAAGAGCAGCACCGACCTGTTGGGGTAGGCCATGCCCTTTTCAGCATTGCTCACTGCCGCCTTTTTGACGCCTCCGGCTTTCCCCAAGCCGTCTTGACTGAGGCCGGTTACTAACCGCGCAGCGCGAAGCCGGAGTGCGGCCGCATCTTTGTCGGCTTCTCCGAGACGAGAAAGGCGTTTCTTTTCATCGTATTCCATGGGGAGATTCTGCCCCAAGGTACACGCAAAGTGAACGTTTCTATTTTCTAACTCTTGCGGGTACATGTAATATGTACTATCGCTGAAGCATGAGTGAAGTTTCAGCCATCTGTGATGCCCTCGGGCGCAAAGAAATGGGCCAGCGCCTCGGCGTGAGCAAGGCTGCTGTTGCGAACGCGGTATCGGACGGGAGATTTCCGTCCCGTTGGTATAAGGTGATCTCCCGGATGTGCGCTGATCAAGGCGTTGGCTGCCCTCTCAGCGCCTTCAATTTTGCGGATGAGAACATCTCCGCGCCCAGCGAGGACGCCGCCTGATGTCGCGCCCCTACCTCTCTTCTTGTCGAAATTCCCTGTCATGCGCTGAACCTGCTTTGGCCACTGCATCAAAACCATGGAAACAAACATGAAGATTTCCAGCCAAGCCCTTTCCGATAAGATCGACGCGGCACTTCGTCTGCGGGTAGGCCACGGCAAGACCTATTCGTTTGAGGCCTTGGAAGAGGTCACAGGCATCAAGGCTCGGACCCTTCGCAGCTATGAAGAGGGTGTGACGCCGACCGCCGCTGGCCTTGTGTCGCTTTTCGCCGCGCTTGGGCCGGGGTTCACTTCCGACATTTTGGGCATGGTGGGACAATCAGCCCGGAAGGGTGAGGGTTGCCAGCCTGAGCATATGCCTACGCTTTGCGCCGCGACCGCCTTTTCGTCGCTTTTGGCGGAGGCGCTGACTGATGGCCACGTCGATCATCGCGAAGCTGCCGTGCTGCGCCCGATCGCGGTGGAACTGATGGAGTTGCTGACACCGATTGCCGGCGGGAAGCCGGCTGCTGTGCGGATTGGCGGTGCGGCGTGAATAGCTCAGCAGGTTCGACTTCTCCCTTTCGTCATCCGCAGGCTCCGGAGGGACATCGTTGCGATCCGCCCTCTGTCGAGCCGCGGTTTCGGGGTGGTGCGCAGCGTCTGGGGATGCGCGCCGCCCCGTCCAATTTGCGTGGTAGGGCGTTTCATGCGCTTTTCCTCACCGATGGGGCGCGGTGCCGCGCAAAGCCCCGCTCGGCGTCGGGCCTGCCTGTGGTGCGGCGTCGGGGTCTACTCCCTGTTGAGCTAAGGCGCGCGGCTGGCATAGGCTGCGCGCCTCTTTTTCCCAGTTCAGCACGTGAGGCGGCGGACTGCCTCGTTTTTAGCATCGGGATGCACCTCACCGGAGAGAACTTCCCCAATTCGGTAAGAACAAGCGCCCATGTAATGTTGGATGACAACGTAATCTTCGCATTGCAACCGCATGATCCAAATGGTTACAGCATCATCGAAAGTGAAGGATTTGCGTCGAATGGCGTAAGGGTTCAGAAGGACGCCCGTCATCGGGTGCCTGCCGTCCGGTCCAATAGACCGGTAAGAGATAGTCATGGGAGGTTCCTTTTCCTGACTATGGCGATCAATCGGCGTTCTCTCAGTGTGCCGATGATCGCAGTGTGTCGCGCATTTAAGCGGCGCGGTAACGCTAGTCGGGGTGGCGATTCGCACTCGCTGCCCCGGCGTACCTATCTAAATCCTACATGCCCGCCTGATCGGTCAATGCATCAACCGCTAGGCTGCCTTCTTACGGCCGTGAGGCTGTGGCAAGTTTCAGAGCATCTTGATCGCGTCCGCCAAAGCAGCCTTCACAGCTTGCCTCGACTTAGCCAGGAACTCTTTGCGGCTTGGCTCCTCGATCATAGAAATATGCACATTCACGATGATCTGAGAGTTCGTTTCAGAGTCGTGCAGGACCAGCGACGCGGTTCCTTTATCCGGTCGGATCATTTCGTTGGTTACTTCAAACCCCATGGCTCGATCTCCTCCCGTCAAACGCTAAAGAGGTCGGCGGTTCCTCCCGGCAGCTCTTCCGGCTGCTATACCGCCGCCACAATTTTAGCTCGTCAGCTTCTTAAGTGCGAGCATCGCTGCTTCGGGGAACACATCTCCTCGAAACACTTCACCAACGCGGTTTGCGTTGGTGCCCAGCCGTTGAACGACATCCGTAAAGGTTTCGCCTTGCTGGCGCAAAATATGGGCGGTTACCGCCTCATCAAGCGTCAGTTGCTTTCGCTTAATCGAAATGTCATTGAGCGCTACACCAGTCATATGGTGTTCGTAGGTTGCCATAGGGATAGCTCCTTCTTTGGCAATGTGGTCCGGCGTTTTTTGAGATGCCGCCGGGCCTGGTTTGCCGCAATTACAGCTGCGGTTGAACTGCCCGAGTCGAAGAGTAGTGATCTTCGACTCGGGACCTTACTTTACGGCAGGCCCAGTACCTTACATCAAGGCTTTTCTAGGGCAAAAAGCGCAATAAAAGCCTTGCCCAATACAACATGTTTTGTCGTACGGGGTGATTCTCTCTACTTATTGTGGTTGGGCCTAGGCTGCCGAAGGGTGGGAACAGCTTGGAGGCCCAAAGGTATCACCTCCTTGGTGGAGGCCGCCTGATGGTAGCTTATAACTTCCGGCCAGAGGACGCCCGCGCGATCATCTTTGGCATCAAAGCCAGCGTGATCAAACCCCATGGCAAGCGGCCTCATGTGGCGGTTGGCGGCACTGTCCATGCGTTTTGCGGCGCTGTGCCGCCACTCTGGATGAAATCGCCGGAGTGCCATCGCCTGATCGTCGCCCCCTGCAGCCGTTCCGAAGAAATCGTCATCGAGGCCGACAAGGTAACGCTCGGCAACGCCGTGATGGTCACGCCGGAATGGTTTGAGACACTCGCGCGGAATGAAGGCTTCAGCGACTTCGGTTCGCTGCAGGTCCATTACGACCGCCTCTATGGATTGCCTTTCCGGGGCCAATACATCCGCTGGCGGCCAGACAGGGCTGAGTTCCGCGCTCAGTGGCCGCTGATCGTCAAGCCGCCCGGTTCAACCGACAGCACAGATCAGGCGGCGCAGCCCCCGTAAGAGGGGCGCGCCACCCTGCGAACCAATCGAAATAGCTCGGCAAGCGGTAGTGCTGGCCAGCGAGTAAGGCATAGGCACGGCGTTTCGTCGTGCCAACAGGCATGTGAGGACGGAACCCCGTGGACCCAAGGCGCAAATACGATATCGAGCCATCTCCATTCGAGGGCGAACTTCGCGTTATTGCGCCGGAAGAGTGGCGCCAGCAGCGATGGGGCTGGATGGAGAGCGTCCGCCGCGACAGCAGCCTGAGCCCTATGGCTCGGCTTGTCGCCGACACGTTGGTGCTGGAGTTTGCCAACCGCGAAACCCACCGGTGCGATCCGTCCCGGCGTCAGCTGGCTGACATTCACGGCTGTTCGGATGACACGATCAAGCGGGTGATCAAGGAACTGGTCGACGCGGAATGGATCGTCGTTCTTGCGGGCGTCGGCCGGGGTCGAAGCACGCAATATGGCTTCCTCACGCGGGCCAAGATCGTGCAGCTAAAAGGGGGCAAAAATGCCCCTCTAAAAGGGGGTAGGAATGCCCCCTTTCCTGTCTCCCAAAAGGGGGCAGATTTGCACGGAAAAGGGGGCAAATCTGCCTTCGTGCATAATATAGATAAACCACAGAAGAACCAAAGGGCGTCGGGGGCCAAGTTTTCGCCAAATCCGATGGTTCAGCGCGAGGCGCAAAATGCCGTCGCCAGATGGCGCGAAGGTCGGGCTGATGCGCTCGCCGATCTTCAGCCGTGGGTTATCGATCACATCATCGCTGCGAAGCTTCTCACTGATGCCGAACAGGCAGCGGCGGGACTGGGCTGAGAAAAGGGGAATGGGGCAAATGGATCAGATCACAACCACCGACAGCGCGCAGGAAACCGCTGCGCCGCAGGAAACCAACCGGGCCCGGGTGCGCAGGCTCTTCATCGATCCTTTGGTCAAGGATGGGATGCGGTTCAAGCATCACACCTCGGCTGATGACCAGCGGCGCAAGCTCGATCAGATGGCGGATGATCTCGGGTATCTCTCCGACGAGTCCCTGCGGGTGCTGGCGGCCTGCATGCGCACCAAGGGCGAAGGCACGAACAAGGTCTTCTGGCCCAGCCGGGTCAGCCTTCTGGGATTTGCTGAGGCGCGAGAGCGCATGCCGTTGCAGGATGTGCCGGGGCTGCGGTCGTGGTTCGTATCGGCAGCGGGTCGCAAGGCAGCAGCCGTGCCGGGGCGATTGATCGCTGAGTATGCGTTCTGGAAAAGCCACAAGCGCCCGCCGCTCGCCGATCGCGAATGGGCTGGGATCAACGAGCGGGCCGCGGACTATGCGCGCCGGGTCGAACTGATCGAGGATCGCCAAGCGCGCGGGGTGCTGGTCACTGGTGAAGAGCGGAACTGGCTGCGGCGCTATCACGAAACCGAGGCCATGCTGCGCGGTTGGCTGGATGAGAAAGGCGCATGATGCAGATGGTACCTTTGAAGGCTGAGGCGATGGGCCGCGTTCGCAAGCCGATCTCGATACAGCGGCTGTTGGAATGGGCATTCGCCGATGAGTGCGCCTCGATCGATTTCGAGGACGAAGGCACATTGGCGCCGGGCTATGTCCATGTCGGCAACGCTTATCGCGTGGCGCAGCGCGGGTTGCTGGGCTGCAAGATCGATGGCGGTGGCCAGTCATATCCTGATCATGATGCTGACATCGTTGCCTCAGCGGTGGCCGTGCTGCCCGAGGGCTGCGGTGGTCGGCGCATGGCGGTGCAGATCGCCGAGTTGGCGCGGGCGCGTGCTGTGCCGGAAGCCTATGTCGGAGCGGTCACGCGATGTGAGCCAATCGGTTGGCGCGAGAACCAGCACGGTCGGCGCGCTGTAACGGAAACGCTCGGACAGGTGGTTGATTGCAGCGGTCGCAAGGTGAAGCGCCATGACATTCGGGTGTGTCCGGTGGTGTTCCGGCCCGCTGCGGATCAGATCGCAGCGGCGCGTCGCAATTATTTGCAGTGGTGGTCAGCACTATTAGAGCTTCGAGTTTGCCTGCAAATTCATAATGATATGTCGCGTTGGGACGTGTCGCATGAGCTGCCAGCACGTACGCCTTGGAAAAAAGTACTTGCCGAATAATTCTGCCCCCCCTAGACATGGAACAAATACCCCAATCGCGCCCGGTGAGGATCATCCTCACTGGGCGTTTTGCGTTTGTGGGTGGGCGGAGGTGTCGCATGGGTAGGCTTGCGGGTCGTGGCATGGGCGCGCGGATCGGTCGGACTGCATCGCGGTTGAATGCGGACCCAAAGAAGCCTGTCAAAGCCGAAGGCCCACGCCACACGTCGCATCGTTGGTATTCGCTGGCCCGCTGGCGTCGGTTGCGCTGGTCTGTTCTCGAAGAGGCGCGCTTCACCTGCGCTTGGTGCAAACGGATCGAAGCGAACACATCAAAGCTGGTGGCTGACCATAAGCGCGCGCATCGGGGCGATCCGGACCTGTTCTGGGATCGCGACAACCTGCAATGCCTCTGCAAAGCCTGCCACGACAGCGAGAAGCAGCGGCAGGAGCGCCGAGGGGAGGGGGGGTAAAAGTCTGCCACCCCGCCAGAGCGGAAACCGGCAGCCCCATCATTCGGAGATTTTTTTCTGGTGGATCAGAGATTTGATTTGTTGGGTGACCCTATCCCTGAGGGGCGCGGTGGTCCGGGTCGAACCGGTCACATCGCCACTTCGAAAAATGCGAGCAAGATCAGAGCGTTGCTGGTCGCGGGGTTGAATAACTCGCAGATCGCGCGGGAACTGGGCATTAGCGTGCCTACGCTGAGGAAGCATTATTTTCAAAGTGGGAAAATCAAGGCCAAGCTGGCGCGGGAGATGGCGATCGCTGAAATGCGCGCCCGCAACATCCTTCGCCTCGATGCCCAGGCGGACAAGGGCAGTGTCTCGGCCATGCGTGCACTGGAGCCGTTGCTCGAAAAGGCCGAGCGTGAGATCGCCGAGCGCGAGATGGGCAGTGATCAGCCGCGCCAGCAATCTCCGGGGGTTAAGCAGCGCCGCGAACTCATGGGCCATGAGGCCGACGATGAACTTGAGCGCGAGCTGAGCCAAGAATCGAGCCATGGACTGCACTGAACCGCTGCCGCGGTTCGCCTGTCCGGATTGGTGGGAGCGGCTGCGCCGCCGTGAAACACCAATGGCCGATGTGCCGCTGAATGAGGCTAAGGCGCGCAAGGCGCTGGCCTTCTTCAACCGGCTGCGGTTGCCCGATGTCGCAGGCAACCCGCCGATGAGTGAAGCCTGCGGCGATTGGTTCCGCGATGTGCTGGTCGCCTTTCTGGCCAGCGAGGATCCGGAGACGAAGGAAAGGCTGGTCTGGGAACTGCTCTGCATGGTTCCAAAGAAGAGCTCGAAGACAACCTATAGCGCGGGGCTCGCCCTGACCGCGCTGTACATGAACGAGTCGCCCAACGGTCAGATGCTGCTAATCGGGCCATCGCAGAACATCTCGAACCGGCTCTTTGATCAGGCGCAGGGCATGATCCGCTTGGATGAGAAACTGGCCAAGGTTTTCCGGGTTCAGGACCATACGAAGACGATCACGCGCTACAAAACAGGCACGGAACTGGAGGTGAAGACCTTCGACACCTCGATCGTGACCGGGGAAATCCCGGTCATGACGATCATTGATGAGCTGCACGAACTCGGCAAGAAGAACGGCGCTCAGCAGGTGATGCAACAGATCAGGGGCGGCGGGATCACCATGACAGGTGGTCAGCTGATGATGATCACCACCCAGTCGGACAAAGAGCCGGCGGGGATTTGGAAGGCCGAGATCGGCAAGGCCCGGGCGATCCGGGACGGTAAGGCAGGCTCGCGGCCGATCATGTTGCCGGTGCTCTATGAGTTTCCGGAGGCGTTGCAGAAAAAGGAACGGTACTGGCGCAACCGTGAGAACTGGCCCTTGGTGCTGCCGAACCTCGGCCGCTCCATCAGCCAGCAACGTCTGGAAGACGACTACACGAACAACGGTGCAATCAGCCCCGAGGCCGAACAGATTTGGATGAGCCAGCATCTCAACATCGAGATCGGGTTGGGTCTGCATTCTGAGCGGTGGATCGGCGCGGATCACTGGGCTGGAGCAGGGCGGCCGGAGATGACGCTCGATGAGATCATTGCCTCTTCCGAGGTCTGCGTTGTGGGTCTCGACGGCGGCGGGCTGGACGATCTGCTGGGCGTCTCAGTGCTGGGGCGTCACGCGGAAACCAAGCGCTGGATGCACTGGGGTCGGGCTTGGGCGGATCGCGGTGTGCTGACACTGCGCAAGAGCATCGCCCCCGAACTGCATGAGCTGGTCGAGGCCGGTGATCTGACGCTGGTCGACAACCTCGACGCCGAGGCCAACCCCGAGATCGTGGCGATCTGCCATCGGCTGCAAGAGGCGGGGTTGCTGCCGGAGGAAGACGGGATCGGCATGGACCCCGAAGGCGTGGCTTCGATTGTCGATGCGCTGATCGAAGCAGGCTTCGAGATCGAGGATATTCGGGCGATCAGCCAGGGCTACAAGCTGAACGCGGCGATCAAGGGAACGCCGGTCAAACTGAAGAACAAGACGCTGGTGCATTGCGACCAGCGGCTCATGCGGTGGTGTGTGGGCAACGCGAAGACAGAGACCCGCGGCAATGCCGTGCTGGTGACCAAGGCTCGAAGCGGGTCGGCAAAAATCGATCCGCTCATGGCGCTGTTCAACGCCGTGATGCTGATGAGCTGGAACCCAGTCGGGCACGGTGGGCCGTCAGTTTATGAAGAGCGCGGCATTCTCACGTTTTAAGGCGGTGTTATGGGAATTCTAAATCTGTTCCGGCGCCCCGCCGCGGAGAGCAAAAAGGAGGTGCAGGCCAGCATCCCGGGTGGCGCTGTGTTTAGCGGTCTGGATGATCCGGCGCTCTTGGAGTTCATGCGCACGGGCGGCGGCGGCATGACGGAATCCGGGGCGCATATCAACGCCAAGTCGGCGATGAAAAACACGACCATCCTGCGCTGCGTGTCGCTCATTGCCTTCAGCATCGGCATGCTGCCGCTGCACATGCAGCGCAAGGCGGACAAATCGAAGGCCAGCGATCATCCCCTGTTTCGGGTGCTGCACCGCAAGCCGAACGCATGGCAGACCGCATTCGAGTTCCGCAGCCTGATGCAGCAGCGCGCGCTGACCGATGGCGATGCCTTCGCGATGATCGTGCGCAGCGGCAACCGCGTGATGCAACTCGTGCCAATCGCGGGGGATCGGGTGACGGTGAAGCAGCGCGACGATTGGGCGCTGGAGTATGTGGTGACGCGCGGCAGCCGCGGTCCCATCACGCTGCCGCAGTCCGAAGTGTTCCATCTGCGCTATGGGCTGTCGGATAACGGGATCACCGGCCTGTCGCTGGTCAAACAGTCGGCGGAAGCCATCGGCTTGGCCCTACAAGCCGAGAAGTCCGCGGCCCGGATGTTCCGCAACGGGATGATCATCGGCGGCGCGCTGAGGCATAAAGAGAAGCTTTCGCCCGAGGCCTATGAGCGGCTCAAGGCCAGCATGAACGATGATGTGGGTGCCGAGAATGCGCACAAGTGGAAGATCCTCGAAGAGGGCATGGACCTCGTTCCAAACCAGCACCCCGGCCGAGACGGGCAGGGGCTGGAAAACCGCAAGCATCAGATCGAAGAAACGGCACGGCCCTTCGGCGTCCCGCGTCCGCTGTTGGGCGTCGACGACACGTCATGGGGCTCTGGCATTGATGTGCTGGGCCAGTTCTTCGTCCGCTATGGTTTGAACCCTTGGTTCGAGGCGTGGCAGCAGGCGATCGAACGCTCGCTTCTGACCGAGCGCGAGGCCGATGAATATGAGGTCAAATTCAACGCCGGCGCATTGTTGCGCGGGTCGATGAAAGATCAGGCGGAGTTCTTTGCCAAGGGGCTGGGCGCAGGCGGTCATACGCCATGGCTGCACCCTGATGAGCCGCGTGAGTGGATGGACCTCGAGCAGCGGGATGATCTGCCGGCTGCACTGGGCCAGCAAAAGATAGGAGGGCAAAATGAGCCTGCGTAAACTTCCCGAGATCAAAGCGTTCAAAGCCCTCTCCAATATGGAATGGCAACCGCGTACCGATGTGGTCGACCGCTGGAACGCGGGCATTCAGGCTGCCACCAGCGACGAAGCGTCAATCTCCATTCTCGGCGAGATCGGCGGGGGCGAATATGGCGACGGTGTCACGTCCAAGCGGATCGCCGGAGCGATGCGCTCAATTGGCGAGCGCGACGTTCGGGTCGATATCAACAGCCCCGGGGGCGACTTCTTTGAAGGCGTGGCGATTTACAACATGCTGCGCGAACACAAGGCCAAGATCACGGTCAATGTGCTGGGCCTTGCTGCGTCCGCCGCATCGGTGATCGCCATGGCCGGTGATGAAATCAAAGTCGCAAAGACCGGATTCCTTATGGTCCACAACGCTTGGGGCATCACGATCGGCAACCGGCACGATATGCAGGCAGCGGCGGCAATGATGGAGCCATTCGACAGGGCGATGCGTGACCTCTACGCCGAGCGCTCCGGGTCGAAGGCCGAAGACGTTGAGGCATGGATGGACGCTGAGACGTTCTTCACTGGCGAAGATGCCGTAAGAACCGGGCTCGCGGATGGGTATTTGTCCGCCGCCGAGATCGAACAGGACAAAGACAACGGCAAACGTGCTTCGGCCATCGCCAAGATCGAGGCCAGCATGGCCGCACAGGGACTGTCCCGCCGGGAGCGCCGTAGCCTCCTCGCGGAACTGCAAGGGGGGGCTGACGTATCGCCTCCTGACGTCATGCCGAGCGCTGACATCATCGCCGCGCTTCGCGGCAACACCGAAAAACTGAAAATCTAAAGGGGTTTCAAATGAAACACTTCAAACAACCCGTTCGCGGGCTTGTCGGTGTGCGCGCTGATGCCAGCACCGATATCAAGGCCCTGATCGAGGAGCAGGGCAAAACCTTCGAGGCGTTCAAGGCCGCACACCAGAAGGAACTGGAAGACCTGAAAAAAGGCATGGGCGACGTGGTCCAGTCTGAGCAAGTTGACCGGATCAACACGAGCGTGGGCGAACTGCAAGCGGCCATCGATGCGGCCAATACCAAGATCGCGGCCATGTCGTTGAGTGGTACCGGCCCCGACGCGGTGAAAGATGCGGAATACACCGAGGCCTTCCAGGCGCATTTCAGCAAGGGACAAGTTCAGGCCAACTTGAACAAAGGTGCCGATCCTGAAGGCGGGTTTCTGGCGCCGGTGGAATGGGACCGCACGATCACCGACAAGCTGGTGGAAGTCTCGGCCATGCGCTCGATCGCGTCGGTGCAGAACATCTCGACGGCCGGGTTCACCAAGCTGTTCAACCTGCGCGGCACTGGCTCCGGCTGGGTTGGCGAGGAAGAGGCGCGCCCGGAAACCAGCACGCCGACCTTCGGCTCGATGGTGATCACACCCGGTGAAATCTACGCCAACCCCGGTGCGACGCAGGGGATGCTCGATGATGCCGCGGTCGATCTGGAAAGCTGGTTGGCCAACGAGGTCCAAACCGAGTTCGCCAAACAAGAAGGTCTGGCCTTCGTCGCGGGCAATGGCGTCAACAAGCCGAACGGCTTCCTGAGCTACGCGACCGGGGCCGCAAATGCCGGGGCGAACCCACTGGGTGCCATCGGTGTTGATCCTGCCGCAGCGACAACCGCTGTAACCGAGGATGAGCTGCTCGATCTCATCTACGGAACGCCGGCCAGCTACACCAATGGCGCCCGCTTTGTCATGAACCGGACCACCTTGGGCAAAATCCGCAAGCTGCGTGATGCCGATGGCCGTCAGCTGTGGCAGCCCTCCAGCGTCGCAGGCCAGCCCTCGCAGCTGCTGGCATATCCGGTCACCGAGATGCCGGACATGCCCGACATGGCCGCCAACACCACGCCGATCGCCTTCGGCAACTTCGCCCGCGGTTATCTGATCGTCGATCGTACCGGCGTGCGCGTGCTGCGCGACCCGTTCACCGCAAAGCCAAAGGTGCTGTTCTACACCACCAAGCGCGTCGGCGGGGCTGTGGTCGATCCCAAAGCTATCCGCATCCTCCAAATGGATGACGGCATCTAAGCCAATCGCCTCGGCCGCGATGGCCGGGGCTTCCCTCTCTCAATGGAGTTGAAACGATGAGCGACGAAAAGAAACCAGTCCCGGAAGAAAAGAAGCCGACCGCGAAGACGACGAAGAAGCCGGGCCCCAAGGTCAGCATGACAGCCGCGCAGGCGAAGAAGCTGGGCCTCGATCCGTTCCCCTACGGCGGGAAATAAGCAATGACCCCCGTCCGCGTCACAGCGCCTGCCGCATTGCCCGTCACGGTGCAGGAAGCCAAGGACCACACGATCATCGACTTTGCCGATGATGACGGTCTGGTCGAGCGGTTGATCAAGGCTGCGACAGACCACCTCGACGGCTTCAGCGGTATTCTGGGGCGCTGCATCGTCAATCAGCAGTGGCGTCAGGATTATCAAGGCTGGGCATTCTGCCTGCGTCTGCCGTTCCCGAACGTCTCGGCGGTTCAGGTGGAATACACCGACGTGGACGGGGCAACTCAGACGGTGCCTGCTTCCGACTATCAGGTCATCACCGATCCGCGCGGCGTGCGGGTTCAGTTTCTGGGTGGCTCCTCAGCGCCGGCGCTTGGACGGTCTCTGACGCCGGTGCAGGTCACCTTCACAGCAGGCTATGGCGCGCCTGAAAACGTGCCATGGGATATCAAGGCCGCGATCTGCATGCTGGTGGCGCACTGGTATGAGCAGCGCTCAGCGGCCTCGGACAAAGAGCAGCGGCCCATGCCCTTCGCTGTCGATGTGCTGCTTGGCAAACACCGCTGGGTGTTGCTGTGAAATTGATCGAAGCCGTCGCATTCGACGCGCTTGCTGGCGTTCCGGATGGGTCCGGCGGGGAAGAGCAAGACTGGGTTGAACAGTTCACCACCCGCGCGCATTTCCGCTATCTGCGCGGCAGCGAGGCGGTGATCGCCGCGCGCCTTCAAGGCAAGCAGCCAGTGGTTGTTACTGTCCGCGCCAACAGCAGCACGCGCGCAATCACGCCGGAATGGCAGATGCGAGATACCCGCCGCGGCACAGCATACAATATCCGCACCGCGGTTCCGTCAGATGATCGGCTGTTCATCGAATTGACCTGTGAGAGCGGGGTGATGGTGTGAGCGCCTCGATCGACCTGCAAACCCTGATTTACGAGCGGCTCGTCGCAGACGCTCGCGTTCACACGCTGGTGGGGGATCGCATCTTCGACCGGATGCCAGCGGATGCGGATTATCCCTGCATCACCTTCGGCCCGTCTGACTACAGCCCTGATGACATGGATTGTATCGAAGGTCGGGATGAGACGCTCCAACTGGATTGCTGGGCGGTGGATCACGGGAGGCTTCGGCCCGCGAAGGAGATCGCGGACGCGGTCAAGAAGGCGCTTCATCGATACGAGGCCGACGCGGGCGACAGCGCCATGATCACGATGACCGTGGAAGCGGTCCGCGTCATGCGTGACCGCGATGGGATCACGGGCCACGGCATCGTGACGGTCACAGCCAATCTGGAGGAAGCGTAATGGTTAAGGGGCTCGCAGAGTTCAATCGCCGATGGGGGGCAATCCCCGCCAAGGTTCGACAGGCCGCGCGGGACACGCTGGAGCAAAACGCCGAAGAGATCGTGGCGGATATGAAGCGCTTGGCCCCGAAGGGCGAAAGCCTCGATCTGGTCAGTTCGATCGGCTGGACTTGGGGTGATGCACCGGAGGGGTCGATGGTGATCGGCACCGTGGGCGGCAAGGAATACTCGACCCTGCGCATTACGATCTACGCGGGCCAAGGAGATGCGTTCTACGCCCGCTTCCAAGAGTTCGGGACCAAGGACATGCCGGCAAATCCGTTCTTCTTCCCGGTGTGGCGCACGCGCAAGCGGCGCGTGAAGTCGCGGCTGACGCGAAACATCAACAAGGCAATCAAGGAAGCATGATGAAGATCAAGATCAAACGGGATGCGCATCACCGCATCAGCTCGAGCAAAAGCCAATCGTTCAAGGCGGGCTCGGAGGTATCGGTTCCGCAAGCAACAGCAGAAGCGCTTGTGGAGCGGGGCGTGGCCGAGGTGATCGGCGACAAGAAACCATCTTCCGCAAAGGGGAATTAACATGGCGACTGGCAAACAGACAAGGCGGCTGATCGTGCAGCTTGGGGACGGGGTGACCCCGACCGAGACCTTCGCGCATACTTGCGGGGCGAACACCTTCGGCATCACGCTGAGCAACAACCTTGGTGAGAACACGGTGCTGGATTGCGACGACCCGCTCGATGTACCAGCGACGATCGTGCGGCATCTTGAGAGCCAAGACACCAGCGTCACGCTGAGCGGCATGGTGACTATTGAGGCTTGGCCGACATGGCGCGACTGGGCCGACACCGGAAGCGAGAAGAACATCAAGATTCTGCTGGATGAAGACGCCGCCAACAATGGCGGCCACTGGATCCTGCCCGCCTATCTCGCTGGTCTTGAACTCGGCAAGGAAACCAGCGGCAAGGTGACCTTCAGCGCGACCATCTCGGGCGCCGGTCAGCGCGTCTGGACTGACGCAGTCTGATGGCTGACGTGATTGCAGAATGGGCCGGGAAAGAGCGTCTTTTCCGGCTCACCTTTGGCGGGGTTCTTGAGCTCGAAGAAGCCTGCGGGAAGGACGCCATCGGCGCGATCTTCTTGCGCGTTTCCTCGGGGAAGTTCCGAGCAGAGGATATCTGGCACACGATCCGCATCGCACTGATTGGAGGCGGTGAGAACAAGGTCGCGGCCAAGCATCTCATGGAAGCGCAGTTCGAGCGCCAGCCGTGGCACGACAACGCGGCGCTGGCAGGCGATATCCTGATCGCCCTGATGGCGGGTGTGGAGGATGGTGACGGCTCCAACGACGAAGCGGAGGTTGAGCCCATGCGGTTCTCCGAGGTCAGCCAGATTTGCCGCGAGTTCAATATGTCGCCGCTCGATCTGCGTGAGATGACCTATGCGGATTTTATCAACATGGTGCGCGGGTTCAACGCCGGCAGCAAGAAAGCCGAACCGCCGACCGAGGAAGAGTTCGACGAAATCCTCGCAAAGTATGAGCCGGAGGCGCTGAAGTAATGGCCGACGTCGAAACCGCCTTGATGCTGCGCCTGGAGGCGTCCCTTGCTAAGTTTGAGAAGCAAATGGCACGTGCGCGCAAGGCAGGTGCAGACAGCGCCACTCGGATTGAAAAGCAGTTTGGTGCCAGCAATCGGAAAATGGCACAGACTGCCGAGGCCAGCGCTCAAACCATCGGCAGGGAAATGGACCGGCTGCGGGTCAAGTATGACCCGCTTTTTGCTGCGTCCAAGCGGTATGAGACTGAGCTTTCTGCGTTGAACAGGGCGCAAAAGGTTGGTGCTCTGAACACGCAACAGTATGACGCAGCGCTAGAGCGGCTTAATGCTGAGTACATGCGGGCCACTGGCGGCGCTCAGCGGCTTGCGGGGGCGAACGCACGTGCGGCGGGGGCCACGCGCGGCATGGGCGGCGGGATCCAAAACGCAGCCTATCAGATCGGCGACTTTGCGGTACAGGTTGGCGCTGGTACCTCGGCTTCGATTGCCCTTGGTCAGCAGTTGCCACAGTTGCTTGGCGGGATGGGTGTCTTGGGTGCAGTTCTCGGCGCGGTGGTGGCTGTGGCGATTCCACTGGCGTCATCGTTCCTGAAATCTGGCGATGCTGCAGGCGACCTTGAGGACGCGGTAGGTGACCTTAAATCAGCAGTTTCCGACTACAACAGCGCGGTTGAGCGGGCGAACTCACCGACTGATGAACTGGCGGAAAAGTACGGCAGGGCATCTGATAAGGCGCGAAACCTCCTGCGCGTACTGAGCCAATTGGCCCGCCTGGACGCGATTGAAAGCATTCGCAAGGGTGGCGCTCAGGTTCTTGAGGCTTTCGATGAATTGCAGGGGCGCTTAGATCGTTTCGATCAGGTATTGCAGCAGGGCTATTCCGAAAGCGAACCGGCAGCTGTGCGACAGGTACGCAAGATCAAAGAAGAGTACGGCCTGACGCTGGATCAAGCACGGCAGTTAGTTGCGTTGATGAGCGACTACCAGAGCTCGGATTCTCTTGATGCTCAGGCTGCAGCGCTTCAGGCGATGTCAGCCTTTCTTACTGATGCGGCCAGGGGCGCGGATGAGACAAACGAGAACCTCATCTCGATCGCGCGCTCTACGGCAGAGGCGGCTTTAGGTGCGCTCGATCTGGCTAACGAAAGCAGTAACGCCGCCTTAGCTTCGGAAGATCTTTCCAGAAGCATCGCGGGGATCTCTTTCGACAATGCGATCAGCGGAGCGAATGCCCTTTCCGGTAAGATTGGCGGGATGATCGGCCAAGCGCAGACGCTTCTCAGCGTTCTGGGGCGCGCGCAGATGGCGAACCTCAAAGCATCTGATCAGAGGGAGCTTGCCGAAGCAGAGCGCGACTTGGTCAAAGCCGGTACCGATCGGGTTGAGGTCGCTCGCAAGCTGGCGGAAATCGAAAAGCGTCAAGGGTTGGATGCCGCGGGCGTGACATTGCCGGTGGCCGCTCGTGAGAAGTTGATTAAGGACGCTGGTGAGATTGCGGCTGCAACGGCCGATGCTCGCGGTGAAATATCAGACCTCAACAAGGCTCAAAGGGAGGCGGACGCAGAGGCGAAGAAGCGGGCTAAAAAGAAAGCCAAACAAGACCCTCTCTTTAAGGCGTCTGAAGAAGAGCTGGTAAGCATCCAGCGCCAGATTGAGATGATCGGTAAGACCAAGGCCGAGATCGCCGAGCTGACCGCCAAATATAAGCTGCTGGATGAAGCCAAAGAGCGCGGACTGAACCTCGACGCCCGTCAGGCTGCGACCGGCGAAACCCTGCGTGAGCAAATCGATCGGCAGGCCGCAAGCATTGGCGACCTCACCGAGAAGTACGAGCAGGCGCGGGAACGCGCGGCGTTCTTCGAAGGGGTGCAGCAAGATCTGAAGGACGGGTTTATCGACGCGATTGTCGAAGGCGAAAGCCTTGCGGGCGTGCTGGAAAACCTTGCGAAGTCACTCGCGAAAGCCGCATTGCAGGCGATGTTGTTCAATGAAGGGCCCTTCGCCAGCGGAAGTGGGACGGGCCTGCTTGGTGGCGGTGGCAAGGGGGGCTTGCTGGGCGGGGCAATCATCCCGGGTATTCTTCACAGCGGCGGCACGGCTGGCAAAGACGGCTACGGCCATGGGCGGTCTGTTTCGCCGGCGTTGTTCAATGGGGCGCCGCGCTACCACAAGGGCGGGATCGCTGGGCTGCGGCCAAATGAGGTGCCGGCGATCTTAGAACGGGGCGAGCGGGTTATTCCGAATGGGCAAACTGGCAGCGCACCTATGCAACTGCAAAAGGCAGTGGTGGAATTGATCCTGCCGCCGGGCTTGAGCGCAGAGCAACGCCAAGAGACCCAGAGCATTTCTCTCCGCATCACTGAGGCAAAGATGGCCGCAAGCAACCGAGTCAAAGCTGATAACAAGTACCTGAGCGGGGGCCGCTGATGCAGATTGCGTTTCCATACCCGGTGAAAGTGCAATCCAGCACCCCGAAACTCAGCGGGATGCGGTTTTCCCCGTTCACCAATATCGACGGGGAAAGCTTCGCCACCCCAACGCTGAACGGGCACTGGAAGCTGGACCTCGATATCGCTGCGATCGGGATGCAGGGGCATTTGGCGCTATCGTCCTTTGTCACTCAGATGGAAGCTGCAGGGGCAACCTGTGTTGTCCCGGTTTGCACGCAATGGCGGCCGAACGATGCAAGCGGTCGGATGCTGGCGCCGAATGGCTCTGCTCCGGAATGGACATTCGATCATGTCGGCTTTGCGAATGATCCGTTTGACGGCTTCACGCTGCGCGCGGCGGCATCGCATCGAGACAGCTACATCGATATCGACAAGCCCACGCTGTCTCAGCTTTGGCCAGGGCACTACATCACTCTGGGCGACCGGCTGCATCAAGTCGGGAATGTGAGCGCGATTGGTGAAAGCGAAACAGCTATTCGTGTCTCTCTCATGCCAAATATCCGGGGCCACCACGACGTAGGCGCGCTGGTAGTTGTAGACCAGCTGCGCCTCAAGTGCCGCATGGAAACCGGGGATCAGGTGGGCGGCTTTCACGGCCCATCGCCAGTGCGGTTCGGCTCTGTATCACTTGTCGAGGCCTTCTGATGAGCATTCATGATATCCCCGATGCAGACCTGCGGCGCGGCGACGTGGCCTGCACGATCCTCTGCCAGATGGACTTCGCAACCAACCCGCAGAACTGGTGGCTGGGCTATGGGCCGCTGACGGCGGGCGGGGTCGAGTACCAAGGGACGGGGGACGTTATCAAGATCGGGGCCATGTCGCTGACCTATGGCATGAGCGCGGGCATGGTCCGCTTCGAGATCCCGGCAGCATCGCCTGAGATGGTGGGGCGGTGCGACAACCAAGCGGCTGAGGTGAACAACCGACGTTGCCAGCTGTTCTATCAGCTCTTCAGCACGGTTGAGCGGGGCGGGGAGCATCAGGGGCGCTTGATCGGTGATCCCATCAGCATGTTCCAAGGCGTCATGCGCGATATGCGCAGCACGTCTTCGGCAGATAGTCGGGTGATTGAGTTGGAGGCCTACGGGCGCATGAGCCGCCAAGCCAAGCCGCCATACGGGCGCTGGACCGATGCGGATCAGCGGGCTCGGTTCTCCGGCGATACCGGCATGGCGTTCATTGCGGGACTGAAAGACAAGGCCATCACATGGGTGCCCGGCAGTTGATCCGGCAGGGCAGTGAGGCGGACATTCCCCGCCTTATCGACATGATAGAGACGCTGGCGGTCTCTGTGCGCGGCCATCAAGCGGTTTGCCGCTTGCGAGCAGGCGAAACACTGGTGAGCCTTCTGAGCGATCCGCAGGGTGCTGTTTTCGTATCCGCCGGCGGGTTCATCGCGGGTCGCATCATGCGGACAGTTATCAGTCCTGCACCGGTGGCCTTCGAACTTGGCTGGTTTGCCTCTGATCGCAGCGGCCTGCGGCTTTTGCGTGCTTTCGAGACATGGGCGGCAGAGAAGGGTGCAACCCTAATCAAGATGAGCGCGAACGGCGGTGGGGCAGAGCGCATCCTAGAACGCCGCGGCTACGCGGTGGCCGAAGTGCAGATGGTCAAGAAGGTAGGCTGATGGCAATTTTCACAGCAATCGGGACGGCTCTGTTTAACATCGCCTATGCTGGTGCCTATCTTGCTGCGTCCGCAGGCTTCTCTATTGCTACAGCCACGTCCATCGGGGTTGCGGTGGCAAATGCGGCTGTTTCACTAGCGTTCAGCGCCATTTCACGCGCCCTCGCCCCCAGCGTGAGCGTCCCGCAATCTGAAATCCAAGCGGTTATCAGTCAGGCCAGCGCCCCGCGCCGTATCTACGTTGGCGAAAATCTTGCGGGCGGGGTTCGGACGTTTTTCGACGTGAAAGACGGGGTTCTCTACCAGCTTGTTATGGTGGCGCATGGCGAGGTTACCAGTTTTGAGGAATGCTGGGTCGACGGTGAGGCTGTTGCGCTGGACGCGGCTGGCGATGTCACAGCAGGCAAGATGGCGGAATACGTTAATATCCAAACTCGCGATGGTTCGGCGCTTGGTGGCGACTATGCGGACCTTACGGCGGAATTCGCGACGTGGGATGCGGATCGCAAGCTGACCAATCAGGCAACGTTCCTCGCGCAGATGAAAGCACCAAAGGGCAATGACTTTAGCAAGGTGTTTCCCAAGTCGTACAACACTGCGCTGCAATGGGTGATCCGGGGGCAGGCGGTCTACGACCCACGAGATGTTTCGACCGCATATGCCGATAACGCGGCACTGGTACAGTCGCATTTCCTCACCCATGAGGACGGGTTCAAGATCGACGCGGCGGATATCAACTGGGATAGTGTCTCAGCAATGGCTGACGTGGCCGATGAAGCCGTGCCGCAGCTTGAGGGCGGCACCGCGCCCCGTCTGCGTCTTTGGGGCTACTGGACGCTGGATGAGCCTCCGTCTGACGTGCTGGACCGGATGCATGCCAGTTCCGGCATCCGCGCCTATGAAATGCAGGACGGGCGCATCGGGTTGATCGGTGGCAGCTTCGGCACCCCGGCCTGCACCATCACGGCCAAAGACATCAGAGAAATCCAAACCAGCGAGGCCATCAGCGAACGCGAAGGGTATAACGTGCTGCGGGTGCTGCACATGGACGCTTCGCAGAAATACACGGTGACAGAAGTCGACCAGTGGCGCGACGATAGCCGGCTGGCAGTCGAGGGCGAGATCGTCAAGGAGTACGAGCTCACGATGTGTCCGAACCGGGCACAAGCAAGGCGCCTGGCGAAAGAGCAGTTCCACGACGATAATCGCGCGAAGGTCTCGATCGTCACCAACCTTGTCGGGCTAAAGGCGCGTTTCCCGCGCGAACATGCGCAGCGCCACACGATCCTGCTGGACTATCAGCCGGAGGACGGTTCGGGCCGCGTGATCCAAGGCGAGTATGAGGTGCTAGACCACGAATTTGACCCGATTGAGTTGCAGTGCCGCATCGATCTTGCGGCTGTCGATCGCGCATCGGGTGAGTGGACGCCAGCGGAGGCCGGTGACTCGCCTACACCACTACCAGACGATCCGCAGAACCTCGCGCCGGATATCTCGGCGGTATTCACGCAGCGCATTGTGCAGGCATCCGCCAGCAGTCAGATTGCTATCCTGGAAGTGGACGCAGTGCCAATCGTAGGCCGCAGCGATATCGCTGTTGAGGCGCAGTATCGACGGGTTTCGGCGTTCTCTTCGACTTGGCTGGATATGCAGGCAACCGGCTACACCGCGCAGTCAGGCCCGGTTGAGGATCGTGTTGAGTACGAGGCGCAAGCCCGCTTTGATGGGGTGTTCTATGAGCCTGATGAGTGGGAAAACCTCGGCACGATTACGGTGCAGATTGATGCCATAGCACCGGGCGCGCCTTCTGAATTGTTCGCATCGAACGGCACGGGACGTGTCAACCTAAACTGGCGCAACCCGTCCAGCGACTTTCACGAAATCCGCATCTATCGCGGGACAACGGCAGTATTCGGTGACGCGGCGCTGGTCGGCACAACAGGCGGCGTGTCGGGGCAAATCTCGGAATACTCCGACGACACGATCACGGCAGCGACAGAATATAACTATTGGGTCGCAGCGGCCAATGTATCGGGCGTCGAAGGCGATCCAGTCGGCCCAGCGACAATCACCACAACCTAAGCGCACCACACGATTTTAACGGCCCGCTACGGTGGGTTCTTTTGCATGGAGGCAGCTATGCCAGAAACTCTCCGCGAAAAGATCAGCCGCGTCCTGCGCGATTTCCAAGGCTATACGGGGGACGGGCAGGGCGGTGTGGGTGATCTTCCAGTTGGCGATCGGTCCACAGCGCAACGACCAATCTATAAGCGCGATCTGCGCGAGATGTTCAACCACTACGCGGACGTGGCGGAGGATGCACAGGCGGCGTCGGAAAGCGCGGCGGATAGCGCGATAGAGGCGGCGCTCTATGATCCTACGGTTCGGTATAAGGATACCGCCGAGTTGATTGCATCGACGCGCACGGCGAAGGGCGACGGGACCGTTTGGCAGGCTGGGACATATTTATACGAGGAAGTCACCACAGGCGAAAACCTGACCAACGCGGCGGGGGTGAAGCTGAAGGCCAAAGCTGACAAAGGTTGGTGGACACTAAAGCAATTCGGCGCGAAGGGTGACGGGGTAGCAGACGACACCGCAGCGTTCACTGCCTTCATGAACGCACTTCTTTCTTCCACGGACAATCGCGTCCCGTCGCAGGGCGACGAACCCTCTTGGCTTGTAGCGAAGACAATCAAGGGCTTGATTGAGCCGGGGCATTACAGAATTGTAGGCGGGTACGATTACCCCGTGGGCGCGTCTCAGATGTTGCACCTTGAGGGCGGTGGATCGCAGACCACAAAAATCGAAATTACAGGCGACAACTACCTTTTTGATTGGGACGTTGAGCCTGTTGGCTTCGTGTTTCGTGGCATCCATCTTTACGCAGGGAAGGGGATGCAGCGGGTTAATACGAACTCGACTTCTGTTGGCCGCAAGACGATTATCGAGGGTAATGTATTTTCCGAGTATTCCGAGTGCGCCTATGCCAACTCTGCGCAGGACAACCCCGGCCTGAAAATCCGTCGCAACCTGTTCCGTGGTAAGTTGGGCGTAGATACAATCGGGGTCGCCGCAACCGGCCTGACTGCTGGCACTGACATTGTGGAAAACATTTTCCAGCGTAATCGTTACCATATTAAAGGCGCTCCATCGGCTCTGGTGAGCGCGGATCAAGGCCCGCTTTCTCCCTGCAACCTCACACGCAATGACTTCTTCCGTTGGGAAAGCCCGTTTACCAATACCTACGATGTTTGGTTGGTGCCTAACGCTGACGGGCCAACTAACGCAGGGCGCGGCGTTGTGCTGAACCAGAACAAGAAAGGAAACGAAAGTCTCAAGCCCGGTGATTGCCGCCTTCTCATTGCCGATGAAGGGGCTGGAACAGGCATTTGGGATAAGCACCACGCCGCAACACCATCTACTGGTTGGCTTGTAGGTGTGACGTATCGAGACAACAATGTCGGCTTCAAATTTGGCATTGATATGCCTTTTTGCTATAGCTACACGCCGAACCTGCGCAGCTTCTACTTTGATGACCTGTACCACGGGGGCGCACCTACGCATATCATCCAGTATGATGCGTCGGTGGTATCAGGCAACCTGCTGACCGGACAGCAAACAGGCACAGATAGCCACTACGTCAGTTTTGCGCGGCTCTTGTCGGGTTGGGGCAATGACGCTTTGCCGCCGCTCTCGTCAAACGCGCCGGGCAACTTCGTGATCCATGACCCCTTCGGCTATGCGCAGGAAAGCATTTGCCCTGCCGCTGATGATTGGGGTGGCTACGTTTTCCTCCTGACACCTGCCAGCACTGCTGCTTTCACCTCTGCGGGAACGGCCAGCCACTCCGCAAAGGACAACAGCCTTGGCGGGGTGAATGAGGCCGCAGCGGTACGGTTTCAAGGCAACCGGCCGGATGCACGGTTTGCGGGGGCAATCAATAAGGCTTCAGTGGTCGCGGGCCGCATGGCGAATATTGAGTTCGAGCTGCAAAGGGCGGCAAACCTTCCGCTGGATGAGGTCACAGTGGAAGTCATTACGGGCGGCTCTTCCGTGGCCTTCCGTCGCCGCCTTCGGGTTCCCACTCAGGCAGGATGGCACAAGTTTTCGCTTAAATGGATGCCACGACAGAGTACCGACGATATTCTCTTGCGCTTTGTCACCGATGGATACGCGGCGGGCGTGGCGGAATATGTCGATATTGGCCGTGCCCGTGTTTACCACGGTCGGTCGCAAAGTGGTGGTGTGGTTCGGTCTGTGCAGTCTGGTTGGTCGCGTGAGCATCCGGTGATTGGTGATTATCATCTATGGGTGGATGCGACAGGCGACCTTCGGATCAAGGCGTCAGCGCCCACTAGTGACACCGATGGGGCAATCGTCGGGGCGCAGACCTAATGCTCCCCCTCTGCGAAGCCGTCAGCCGCCGCATCTGCCGGGTGCTTCTCGGTTGGGACATGCCGCTTTGCGCCTATGCGTGGTGGCGTCGTGACCGGGGGGTTTGGTGCCTGTGGGTGCTGACATTTGACCGCGTGTTTCGCCGTGATGAGCGGGACCACTGCCGCAGCAGCTATGCGCGGCGGTTTGGACTTCCTGGCCAACTATGCCAACCGGACAGGCTGACTGAAATCACCCGCAATTGTACAAGCACGTATAGTCGATCAGTTTAAAAACGGTAGCAATAGCGAGCAGCCAGAGAACCGTTACCGCGACGATAAAGCCCCACGGCCATTGGGCCTTCTTGCGCCGTAAGTTTCTGAAAATGTGCGAATCTACTTTAGGCATATCACCTCCTTAAAAGGGGCATTATGCACGAACATCGACTCTCCATCCAGTAGAACAAGGCTTGGCGCGGCTACGGTACTAACTTGCCTTATCAGATAGATAGCCAGCTTGACCGATCTCCCCACCTCTTCTGACTCTGAATAAAGGCCAGATTTATGACCTCAGACGACTTTCCATCCAGCCTATCAGGCCGCCTGATCGAGATAGCAAAGGTTCTCGGCGCCATCAGCATCATCGTCGGCTTTTTTGGCGGGGCGTGGTCTGTAACTTATGGTCCGTTGCGTGACTTGCTAGACCAATGGGAGGAAGTACAAACTGACATAGCCGATCTACAAGATCGCATGGCGCAGGTGCAGGGCGAGGATCGTGTAATCCGTGAGGTTCCGGGGCTGACTTATGTCGCTGAACCTGTCTACCAGGGTGAGCGGATCGTGTTCAATTTTGTGGCCGAGCGCACGCGGCTTGGCGAGAAATGCATTCTTCGATATTCGCAGCCAATTTTCACTGACATGTTGAACATCCCGACACCGGGAGAACGTCGGCAAGCCGCCCGGCAGATCAGCAATAATCCTACGCCATTGCGCCCCGGGTACACGCCGCCGGTCAACCTTCGTCCCGGTCGCGTCACAGTCTATTTGATCCTTGCCTATACCTGCGATGGCAAGGAGGTTTTCGATCAGACCAGCACTGCCGCTTTTGAATTGCTAGAGGGGCCACGGCCCTAG